TTTCAAAGATTGAAGCAACTTCTGGGCTGGTCACGATCCAGTTAGCGCCACCACGGAGAGTCTTCCTATGGATGACATTGGAAATTTCGACAACCTTAACATAAAGGCTTTCGTACTTTTCCTTGATGGTTTCGCCAAGAGCGGTGTTGAAGTCCCAAGCGGACACGGTGCCTGCGTTGTTACGGAGGTCGGTGAGGACTTCACGGTCGATTTCGAGGTTGATTTCCTGAGCGAGAACAGCGGTCAACTCGGCTTCAGCATCAAGATTGTGCTGTGAGCGGAGGTCTTGCTGTGCTTCATAAGACCAAACAGCCTTGAGCTTACGGGTCTTAGCAGCGATTTCTTCTGATTCAACGACAAGGTTGATCTCAGGAAGGTCTTGATTGCACTCCATGTTCATCTCATAGGAGACGACAGCGTGATTTGGACCGGGAGCGCCGTTCCAAGTAAGGGTTAGTTCGCCAGTAGTGGTATTAAGAGTACCAGCGGTAACTTTAGGCTCAGGAACGCCGATATCGTTGAAGGTGAAAACGCCGCCAGCAGAAACCGTGAAGGTCTGGATAGCAGTAGAACCATCATAAATAGTGCCGGTAATTGTGCCGGGGAGGATTGGAGTGTGTTCAAGAGGTGAGAATACGCTCAAAACGCCTGCGCCAGCGTCAGTGCTGGTTGTTTCGTTCTGAACGAACTGGCTTGAGTAAAAAATGTCAAGATTAGCAGTACCGTCAGCCTTCTGCATCAATGAGTTGGCATCATCACCGGGGAAACCGCCGATGTTGTCAGCGCCACGGGTAGCGCCCTTGTTGCTGGAGTAGCGGAAGCGGAGATAATAGACAAGACCGGTGGGGCCAAGCAAAGGCTGGACGGATACGATCTTGTTGGCGATAAGCTGTGGGTAGATACGACGAACAAGGGGAATTGAAATTCTCTTGAACTGGGCGACATCGCCAGTATCGGTGCTGACTTCGTTCATCAGTCTTTGGTTTTCGAGCAGAACTGCGGTTGCGGAGCGGACATATCGGTCCTGAATGCCTTCGAGGAGACCGGTCTGCTTCCAACGAGTTTCTAGCTCCCTAGCCTCGTTCAAAAATCTTGAGTTTGCGTTCATAAAGTTCCTATTCTTTAGCTAAAAGGAGTAAAATTTACTTGGTTTGTTTCAGACCCGACAAGACCAACAGTTGATCCATGTCAGAACCAGCGGAAGCGTTGTATTCAGAGATCACAACATTGTCGCTGGATGTATTGCCTCTCCCCGTTACATTCTTTGCTTTCTCAACTCTTTCTTTCTGTTCGCTGATGACAGCGTATTTCTTTTCCTTTGTGACAAACTTGCGGCTTTCGCTGATGAGTTCTTGGGCTTGGCGAACGCTCTCGTTCAGCTTGGTGTTTTCGGTGCTGAGACGGATGTTACGGGCTTCAAGAATACGCAATTGAGCTTTAACCTCGTCAAGCTGCTTGGAAGTTTCCTGTAGCTTTTCGGTGTTTGCTGATGCGAGGGTGTCGTCGGAAAGATAGTTCGAAGCAATGTTAACGATCTTGTCGAGTGCGACCTTGTGTTCGGCAAGACGGGGATCGTTAAGAACATCACGACGAGCTTGTTCGTAAATTTCTTGACCTTTGATTGAGAGGAAGTCGCTAATCTTGTCAACCATGTATTCTTTCATGGCTACGAGTTTGGAGTCGTATTCCTCGTACATTTCAACTTCAAGATTTTGGTTCTTTTCACGCTCTGCCTTCAACATTTGATAAGCTTCTTCGTAGCCATCGTTGAGGGCAGATTTGTATTCTTCGCCTTGGAGTTCAAGACGGCTGCGAAGATCGCCGATGATTGAGTATGCTTCCTCGTAGCCCTGCTCTGCAACTTTCTCTGCTTCGGAAAGTTCGCTGGTGAGTTCGGCATAAGCTTCCTCAAGCTTCTGGTTGTATTCAGACTCAAGGTTCGCCTTGGCTTGTTCAAGCAGTTCGCTGACGGCTTCCGCAACCTCATTGACTTCGCTTTGGGGCAATAGTTTCTTAAGTGCATCTACGATCTTATCCATTAGCCTAACCTCGCTGTGATTTTTCTTGTTTGTTGTTCGATTATTCCACCTAAACATGCCAATAAGGCTTCTTTGTTAACCTTATGTATGCTGCTGCTTTCGTTTTTTACCGAATTTTTCGGAAATTCTTGGGCAGGATGAGGTGAATAATTTTCTTTCTTGCCACTCGACAATTTCTCCTGAAATGCCGAATGAGTGCTTGGGTCTGCTACGGCATCAAAGGTGATGAGTTTGTAGCTTTCACCAATCACTAAAATTCCATTCTCGTCGCTTCTTCCATTTCCAACGCCTCGGCTAGAGATGCCGACACGAACGCCGTCATTCAGTAGTGCTTTGAGAATTTTTCCATGAGGGGTATTAAGGATTTCTCCTTCTCCCATCAGGTTATTACCCTCCCACCATAGTTTAGTAACGATGTGAGAGCATTTCTCAAAATGAATTATAGAGTCTGTTGGATGGTCTAATTCGCCGATAAGACCACGATTTTGGATAATTGGCATAAGCTTTTTGACATTTTCGTCAAGAACAGCATAAGGATAGATTCTTTTATTTTTGTTGACGGCTTCAGCTTCTTGGAATTTACCTCGGAATTTAGTCAGTCCCCTATCGGAGACTGACTCGTTCATATTCATGGTAAATCCGCCGTTGTTGCAGCAATCAACCAGCAGAAATTGGTTTTCCATTGAACTCCTTTACTTAGACAACTGGTTTTGGCATAACAGGCTTGGGAGCCATAGGATTCTTGAGATTTGGCCAAGTGTCGCCGGAAGACATGGTTCCAAGGTCTTCTGAATCGTCAAAAACTGACTTTTCTTTCATCTTGTACATCATGGACTTGGGGACATAAGGGTTCTTCATGTCTGGCCAAGTGTCGCCTGAAGCGATGTTGCTGAAACCGTCATTTCCCATTTCGTCTGCAAGACCCTTGTCGTAATCTTTGCCATCGCTAACAGGAGCAGCGTCCTTCCAGCTACCGGTATTGTTGCTGGATACTGCTGCTTGTTTTGCGTTGTATTTGGTCATGCTGTGGTCGCCGCCGACGCTAATTTCAGGTTTTGCATCGATTCCGGCATCGCCTTCGCCTGCTGCTTCAAGAAGATCAGCGAGGTAATCAGCAATTGCTTCTGCGAGACTGAGATCAACATCCGCCCTGTTGTTGAGAATTGCGCTACATTCCTGCATGAAGTCGGCAGCGTCGATTCTAGTTGCTTCGTCGCCAATTTCAGCAGCGACACGATGAACTTCAAGCAGAGCGTTATAAAGATCAGAGAAAATTCTGAATTCGTTTTCGGTGCTTTCGTCAATTTGTGCAAATGCTAGGTCTGCGACTTCGGCGAAATCCTTGTAGGCATCTGAGCATGATTCGCACTCGGATGTCACATCGTTTTTTGCGCCAGCAAGGGTTGCGATCTTGCGGACTCGTTCGGTGTAGGCGTTGTGAGCGGAGCGAAGAATTGCTTCTGCCATGAATGCACAGGTTGCATCGTCATAATTTTTAACGCCTGCTGTTTCAAGAGCGACTGCGATTTGTTCGGCAAGTTCGCTTTCGGTGACATAGAGAACATCTGGCCAGCGGCTGATGATGGCTTCAAGGGTTTCCTCAAGAGCGGAGCTATCGCTAATATTGTTATAACGCTTGAGGTCAGCCATAGCCTTGACGAAGTTTTGGTCTTCGTGAATCTTCTTCATTTTGCCACGAAGAACTTTGCTTGTGCTGTCGATGGTCTGAAGACCCATGTCAAGGACTTTGCCTTCGTTACGCTTTTGAATGGTTGGGATTGCGACTGCGACAACATTGCCTTGGCTATCGGTTTTCATGGTGGATTCACGAAGGAGTGATCCTGTCGCCTTGAAATCAAGGTATCCGATGACATTTTCGCACATATTGAGCCATTCTTTCATGGCACTTGGCTTAATCTTGCGTGCATAGACTCTCTTTTGTCCTGCACCAGCAATTTTACGAGCCTTTTCACGGACAGTTTGCTTCTTTGCTGTAGAGAGACCACGAAGGGTTTTCATGCGGGATTCAATGCGCCTCTTGACATCTGCGGGATTTTGGTGTCTTCCCTTGAGCTTGGAAGGCTTGCGAAGTCCTTTGGGCTTGCTGACTGTGAGCTTGAAGCCACCGATGCTGACTGCTTCGTTTATTTCACGCTTGATTGAGGGCATATTCATGTATGACTCAAAAAGTTCATTGGCTTTTTTGTCCTTGTTTTCAAGGATTGAATCAAGCATGTCGCTGATCACTTTCCTTGCTGCTTTCTTTTCTGTTTGCTCATCAATAACAAGCATTTGGATATTTTCGAGGATGACTTTGTCTTTGTCGATGGTGTAGACTGCATGGACGAAGTTGCCATCGTTGGTTTGATAGGTGACATCTGATTCACCGAAAGAGTGTAGATTTAGTTGTTCAACACCCAGAGTTTTTGCAAGCACTTCCTCTGCTTGGATCAATTCGTTTTCTGCGTTTGTAAATGATGATTCTTCGATTTTTCTAAAAGCATCGAAGCTAATTAGTTTTCTCTTCATAATCTATTAACTCCCTGATCTGGTTAAATTACAAATCATACATTCTTGACGGTGCTTGCTAATGAGAGTATGTATACTTCATGCTCCATTTTTGCAGCCGTATGTTTAAATTCACACCTGCCTAGTATATAAGTATGCAATAGAACGAGAATTTGAGGAAATAAATGAAAACATTTATGGAATATCTTGCTTTAAACGAGGATGCTCCCTCATACATTGCAGAGAAAAAGCCGGATCAAAAACATCAAGATGCCGACAATACAGCGATTGCGGTCATGGCTTTGAAACATTTGTTAAAAACCAAGCCGGAAATGATTGTTGCTTTTCTAAATCAACAAAGAATGGACCCAGATATCCGAGAAATATTGAATAAACACAACCTTGATGCCTTCCTTGACATCAAGAAGAAAATGAATGGTGGATTTACCGACAAGGGTTTGGGTGATCGATCAGGTAAAGAAGAGGGTGAACAGATCAGACCGCCTGCTGCTGATGGTTTTAATCTGGGTTAATTTTTCTTAAATAAATAATTATTTGCTTTTTTTAGAGAATTTTCATTGATTGCAAATTCCATATTGTCAAAAATGATAGTATCATGGCCACATTTGGGGCATATGCAGGTTTGTTCCTTGTCTGTAAATGATATTATTTCTTTTGATTGAATGGTCAAGCAGCATTTGACACAACCTGCAATTGTGGAACTGTCCAAAAATTTGCGGTTTTTGAAAAATAGATTAGGCAATTGAGCCAAATTTATCATTCGTCACCCACGCTAAAGTCGATGTTTTCTGCATCTGATTCCAAGTCATAATTTTGGATTTCAAGATCATATTTTTTAATATCTTTTTCGTTTGGTTCTTCCATTTCTGATGGCTCTGCTGCGGTAGTCTTTTCTGCTGGAACTTCAGTTGGTTCCGGCAATTCGCTGCCTGCTTCGCCTGCTGGTGGTGGTGGTTCTCCCATACCGGGTTCGGGCATTGCTGAGGGTCCACCAGCTTCTGCGCCGAGTTCTTTTCCTGCTTCTTCTGGTTGACCGGGGATGCCGACACCGAGAAGTTGTGGGTTTTGCGAAATAACTTGCAATTTTAAGTCTTCAAGTTTTTGTATTTTGAGTCGGGCGAGGATTTCTTCGGTTTCGTCCTCGTTATATTTCAATATTTTAGTCATAATGTCAAAATCCGACATTAACTGACTGCTTTTGAGAGTACCAGCGTTGCCATAACGGGTGTTTACAACTTCAGCACGGGAAAGTTCACGCCAATCGCTAGGTGGTGTCATTTTGACTCTAAGATCACGATAGGATTCTTCAGGGAAACCCCTGAGAGCCAAATGTCTCTCTGCGATTTCTAATAATCCATCTTCAAAATGACTTTGAAGTCTTTCGATCATTCTGGCAAATTTAACATCTTGGGCAGACAAGCTGATTCTTGTTACACCGGGGTCTTCGTTATTGAAATAATTCTTGGGGAAGTTAAGTGCAGTAAGAAGTTTATTTCGGAAATATACTGCATCATCGATTTCGCCGAGATTTTCGGCTCCCGGCAAAGTATCGATTCTGGTGTTGCTATTTGGTCGAATAGGTAACCAGTAGTCTTCATCTTGAGCGGGTGGCATCCAGCGTTCTTCTACTTGGTTTGCGCCGGGACTGCCGCTGTTACTTGTAATTTTTCTTTTGCGGAATTGATCTTTTAATCGATCAATAAATGCTTCAGCCTTGAATGGTGGAAGTTGACCCACATCAATATAAAAAACTCTGCGTTCAGGCGCTCGAACTAGTCGATAAACGACCATTGCATCTTCCATAAGTCGAAGACTGTGGGCTGGAGCACGGGCGGGTTCGATAAGGCTTTGACCATATGGATAGAATGTCTTTCTATCGTCACCTATTCTGAAATGGACTATCTGGCTTGGTGCAAATCTAATTGCTGTGCTTTGAGCTATTTCTGAATCGGTCATATCTGTGACAGAGCCACGGACAATTGCTTGATAGTCTGGACCTTCCTTGCTTTGTTGGAATTCAATGAGACGATTTTTGACTGTTTCGATGCGGTACATTGTTTCGGCTGGAAGATGAACACAACGATAGATGCCTTCCTTGGGGTTGTCAGGATTGATTACGATTTCAACAAATAAGTCGCCAAATATGCATAAGTTTTTGAACCATGCCCAGCCATGCCGATTGAAATTGAGCATTTTTCTATTGAGGAAAAGCCATTCAATTTCTTCTTTTACATCTTGGTTTTCCGTGGTAATTTTAAATATGTTGCCGTTTTCGTCTCTTTGGCAGTTGTGAAGAATTACGGAGTCTGTAGCAAAGCATTTATGTTTTTCGACGGAAATGTCATAAACATCCATTTCCGGTCCTTTTGAAACATCAACGACTCTTCTTCGGTCTTCATATTTCCAATGAAGTCTTTTTATTTCACGGTAGGAAAATCCTTCTTTATGAATCCAATCTTCGATGGAGTGCCAATCGTGACCCATTTGCTGCATGGTTTTTCTTGTGGACAATCCGCTGCCAAGTAATCTGCAAGCAAGATTTACTTTTTCATAAAACGGATTTGTTTTGCCGGTGCGCCAGTCATCTATGAATTGTTTTTCGTGAATCCAGCCTTTATTGAAGGTCATAATTCTTGGGAATTGATTGACTTTCATTTTGGTTAATCGTTGATTTGCCGGGATTCGATAGAATGGCATGAGTTCGTCGCCGAATTGTATTTCGCCAGCTTCGACCCAAGTTCCGTCTCGTTTTAGGACTTTATGATCAGGCGTTGCTGTGATGGTGCTGCCATTATCGAGTACAATTCTTACTGTTCGGGCTTTTTTGACTAAACGAGGTGCAAATCCCCAGCCGATGGTGTAGTCATTTTTTTCAAAATCATAGCAATAAACGAGAAATCTTTCATCGGCTCTTTTGTCTGCTAGTTCTTTTATTGTTACAAAACCGAATGGAGTTGCTATTTTGGTATTACCGGCAACGCAGGCTTCATCGGAAAAAACCGTCATGGCCATTTCAATTTCTGGCACATTACGAAGTCGTTCGTACTCTTTATAACGCATGGCACGATTTGACAGCGTAGTTGTGTCAATCATGTCATTGGTCTGACGATAGCTAGACATGCCGCCGCTGACTTGTGCGCTATTGATATCAGCCCCGAGTGCCTCTGGTTGGCTTACACCAGCAGAGGTAAACTGCCTTGGGTCATTGCGACGAGAAAGAGGGTCTGGCTCAGACGCATAGCTGAACAATTTGAAAAAGTCGGTCCACGATGGAGCCATAATACATTATCCTTACAAACGCATTAACCACTTAGTTATTAAAGTAAAAAGTATTTTCTTCCTAGGGTCTTTCATGAAAAAAATAGTGTTTATTTGCAGTCATCAGTATTCAGGGTCAGAAATTTTATATCAATCGATGAATAGACATCCAAGAATACAAGGCTATAAAGGCCACACTCTTGGTAATTATTCTTCTGGATTTCAACTTTTGACATTAACGCAGCAAAATCACAAATGCCAAAACCGATCTGCAATTTATATGGATGAAATTTTATTTAATTTTCAAATTTCATCAAAAGATGCCTACAAGTATTGTAAATTTATTTATGTTTTAAGAAAGCCTGAAATTCCCATAAATTATTTGATATCAAAAGATAGAAAAAAACCTTCGTTTGCTGTTCTTCATTATAAATTCCGAATTCGTCGTCTTTGTGAAATGGCAAAAAGAACACCGGGGGCTGTATTTTTGACATATGAACAATTATGTGCCGGTGAAGGCATGGATTTGATAAAGGAATATCTTGATTTACCTTCAGAGATTGAATTTGATCCTAAAGAAATGCAATCTGTTAATCGGGGTTTTGGTACGGACCTACTGGGACTAAATCCCCGTTTGGAAGTCGAGCGTACTTACGAGAGATACCTGTATTTTTTGAAAAATCTACCCCTTCGTCGTTTACCTTAACAGAAATGTTCGGCGCTTCGTTGACAAAAAAGTTGATTGCATCTTTTACACGCATGAATTCGCTTTTGATTTCATCATTGGTGGGTTTATTTTGATGGGTTCCATATTCAGCGCAAATTGATATGGAGCCGTTTCTATAAAACCAATCTACCTCTGATCCATCAATTGGCTTTCCGTACAGTTCAACGCAATGTATTTTTTTGTAATTTGCCATTTCAGCCATTTTGCCAACGATTCGATTGTAATCAGCTTCATGAGGCGATTTTTGATGAGTGTCTCCGTAAGGAGTCATAAAAATGCGACCATAAGTATGTCCAGAAATAACGGCAGATGGGTTTATTTTGAAATAAAATTCTCTTAGAGCCATGATCTCTGGTATGCTTTGATGTTCGTTGTTTTTTGGTGTTGGAAAGTCTCTGTTTGGATCAATGTTGCCTACAGTCCTTGATGTGGGATAGCTATCTGGCGAAACGATTGGAATAAAATATAAATCTCTAGAATTGATCATGTCTGTTATTTCTTTGCTTTTTGCATATTGATCAATAATATTTCCTATGTATGCCATAGTGATGCTGCTGCTCCAAGGTTCATTTCCGTGAATTGCAGCGGTTATCAAAACTACGGGTTTCTTTGTTTTATCGAAGCGGTTATGAACACGGATGTAATATAAATCCTTATGTGATTTTGTTTGTCCATAGGTGTCAACTTCAACTAATTCAGGAGCTTCAGATTGCCATTGTTTGAGTTGATTTATGGTTTGGGCATAATTTAAAAAGGGCGGTATTTTTACTGATATTGAAACTGGATCGGGAAATGTTTTCTTTGCTGCGTCGGTATTTTTGAGGATGTCCTCAATTTGTTCTATTTTATTTTCTGGTTTTTTGGGTTCTAGTTGCTTGGTTTTGTAAGTATATGCACATATTAAAGATGTGTATAAAATGCACAAGATGATTATTTTTGAAAACTCTTTTTTCATGGCACTCCTTGCAACAAATTTGTGTGCATTAGTATATATTTAAAATGATTACATCTTTTGCGGAATACCTTAAAAAACGAGAATGGTACGGTGGCGAACCGGGTGCTGAATCGATGGCTTCAGATCAGGCAGATCAATTCGGTAGTCCTGTAAGAACAACGGCGATGCCGCAGTATGGGGATAGTGACAAACCACCGACGAAGATGGATAAAATTAAATATATGAAAAAAGATTGTAATTGCAAGAAAAAATCAAGAGAGATTAAAAAGTAGTTTTTGATTTGAATGCTTCTTTATTTTAATGAAATGAGCATTTGTTGTTTGGATTGGAAGTTTGCGACGAAAATGTTTGATCAATTGCATCGGCTGTCATCTATAAACAGATTTCAGTTTGAATTGTAGAAAATCAGTTTAAAAAATCAAGATAATTTGCCGAAGCTGATGAATTTGAATCACGCACGCATCATTGTTTGACGATTAACAATTGCATGATTAAGTTTTTCAATTGAATCACGAAAAGCCACAACATAAGGAGAATTATTTTTTAAGTCCTTGTGAGTGTCTTTGGCTGCTATTTCAGCACATTTCTTAATTGCTTGAGTAACCTTGCTGGTTTTGGGATTGTCAAGTCCGAGTAAGCCAAGTCTATCAAGCATAATTGGCAACATTTTTTCACCATCATACATACCGGCTGTTTTACCAGCCCCCATATGAAGTGCTGCTAATCCTCCATTTAGAGCAGCAGCAAGGTCCATAAGATAATTTTGTAAATGACCTGAATATCCAAGCCCAGCTTCTCTATCAAATTCGTTACTAGCGAGTGAGCTTGAAACAATTTGTTCCATTTCGTCTTCATGCCAATTGAATATATTCACTAATTGTTTTGCATATTTAAGCAATTTGCCCATAATTTCTTTTTCATCGAAATTACCAAGGTCAACAGATTCTGCAAAATGGAATTGTTCTTCGTTAATAATTCCGCTTAAATACTTGATATAATTCTTGTTCATGTTTTCCTTTGGAATTAGCTGAATATTTTATATATTAAAACGACAATAGTTTTTGTGGTTGAAGAATGTAATCTTTATCGTAATTTCCTTGGCTTCTATTTCTGTCAATAATTGGGAGAGTGGGAATTTTTGGTGCATATTTTTGTGGAATTATATCATGATCGGCATAAACGATTGACACCCAACCATCAAATCTTTTGTTAAATTCAGCCATTGTCCAAGTCCGAATGGCAAGGGTTCTATCGCTGTTGTTGATATATTTTACGATACCTTTTTTTTCGTCGTAATGAACCAGCACCATTGCATGACCGGGAACGCAGAAAAGCACTCCTCGTTTTTCTTTAACCACGCCTTTGATAATGAGACTTCGGTCTTTAGGATCAGTTGTAGTTTCATATTTGACACCAAGTTGTTTCATTTTTCGATGAAAACTTGAAGGTGTGGCATAGCTTTTACAGTCAGGATCGCTGGTTAAATTGATTAGTTTTGGTTCTTCGGCATATCTTCCGAGCAATTCTGTTGAAGCCCATACACATTGAATTCCGGTTTTATTGAATACACGGTCTTTCATGGGCACAGGCACCATGACATCTAAAAGATCGTCATCTACCGATCCTTCAAAAGAAACAATTGGGTTAGTATTTACAGCGAGGTAAACATTAGGATATTGCCGTTCGTTTGGTGGAACGATTTGAGGCAAAAGTGGTTGTGCTAACGCTGATAAGCAGCACAATAATGTGGCAAAGATGCTAAGAAATTTTTTCATGAACCTCCTTGTCATGTAATTGTGAAATGTAGACTGCCATTAAATCTACATATGCCTAATATATTTAGTTCTTATATAGGATAAAAAAATCAAAGCCCGGAATATTACCGGGCTTTTGGTTAAATTCAATAATCTTCTAGTTCATCGTCATCTTCGTCATCTTCGTCATCTTCGTCATCTTCGTCGTCTTCGTCGTCATCGTCATCCCACTCATCGTCTTCGTCCTCATCGTCATCCCAATCATCGTCGTCTTCGTCCTCATCGTCATCCCACTCATCGTCGTCTTCTTCCTCGTCATCGTCGTCTTCTTCCTCGTCATATCTAGTTGCATACCAATGATTGAGGAGTTCAAGATCAAACTTTGAAGCTTTAAGTAAATCAGCCATAGGGAAAAACCTTGTAAGCTGGAATAAATTGTCAACTCTAGTCACGAAAATCTCCTTTAGAAAACCAGTTTGCGATATTTTTCTAGACTAATCGCAATTAAATATAAATATCATAGGAGGCATTCATGAAAAAAATAGTTATTTTTTTATGTTTTTTATTTTCTGGTTGTGCAGTTGTGCCCTTTGTTCAGGGTCCGATTATGACTGGTATTATTATGTGGAAGCAAGGTGAGGCACACAAGTATTATCATGAGAACCTTAAAACTATGTATCGTGCGACAAAAAATGCCTTGCGTGATTTGGATCATAAAATAGTTTCTGACGAAGCTGTAAAAGGTGGATATAAAATTGTTGCGGGTGACAAAGATAAATTTAAAATTTACATTAGAGAAGCAAAACCGCACATCAGCGATGTGAGCGTTCGCATCAATCTCATGGGTGACAAGCCGTATGCCGAATTGTTATATGCCCAGATTGATGCGAACACGAATGTTGTAAATTATGACGATAAAGGCATTCCTACCAAATTAACAACAAAATTTGTCAATATTGACTAGCAAACTTTTCTAGAAATTGATTGTCCAAATTTATAAGTGGTTGGACCTTGTTTGTTTATTTTTGTGTAACAGCCAATTTTTGGCGGCACAGGTGGCTGGGGTTGAGCGCAATCGCAAGGTTTTGGATCACATTTGCTTTTGCAAGCCACGCATCCAGCGTTGTTTTTTGGTTTCCAAGGTTTTTGATATTCTGGAGCACCGGGAATGCAATAATTAGGTTTGTTACATGTGCAAATGATTTGTTTGCGAGTTAATCTTCCATCAATAACTTCAAACAAAGCCTTATCATTACCGGATGCCAAATTTTTATTATTGATTATGTTGAGGCATTCATATGCAGAATTGATAATTTCACTTTGAGTTGCCTCACTTGCTTCAATCATTGATCCATTTTTGTCAAAATAATAAGCAGATTGTGATGCTACTTCAATTTCAACATCTAAAAGGGGATTATTGTTGAGAGCAACAACACCCATTTTTTGTGCAATACGCATGGTTTTTACGACTGGAATTCGAATGACCTTAATGTCACCATCGTCTTCAAGCATATAATCGCCAGTAATATTTTTAAGAACAGAGTCAAGCTTAATATCTGACAATAATTTTACTGTTGGTGATAAAATTCTTGAATCGGCAAAAATATTATTCATGATATTTTGATATCTGTTGCCGTTTTTTTGGTCCGCAACAAGCATTTCTTGACAAATTGCCTTGAATAGTCTTGTTGTCAAAGGTGCTTTGATAGTAGCTTGAATGAGATAATTGGCAAGAACATCACGGGCTGATTTGATAGCCGCCAAGGGGGCCATGCCTTTTGTGACATTGTCATTTGTTACGGCAACGAACAATTTATAAAACATACTGCTAAAAACACGACTGAAACTGTGAGGTTCGTTGATAAGAACATTATCTAAACCATCGTTTGGTAAAGTTTCAGGCACAACATATTTAAATTCAATACTTAAATCTCTGAGGCAATCAGAAAGTTCTCCATATTGGCCTTGGGCTAAATTGTGCAATCCTATGCCCATTTCTCTTGCCAATTTTGTAAGGGAATTTGAATTGCTTAAATTTCCGCTCGTTTCTGTTAAAGCTCTTTGGATCAATGGATCGTATTGCAAATTATTTAAAAATGCTGTTATGTCAGCAAAAGCTTCATGATATGCCCATACTTCTGATGCTTGTGCGCTCCAAAAATCGGGTCTTAAAATGTCCAAGAAAGCGTGTCCGAACTCATGTGTGACTACGGTTCGTGAATCGGCAGCGTAGATTTTTTTTTTCAGAATGCTGTCTGGGAAATAGAAGAATTTCAAAGATGATCTGTCGTAGTATGCGTTTAAATCTTGTCCGGCACGGGGATAAAGAGCAAGAGTTGCAGTCCCTCTCCACTTAGTTATTGCGGAAGGGCATTTTGATTTCATAAAAACAAGTGCATCGTTGACCATTTGTTTCAAGCCATCAGCTTGTTGTTGCGGAGTGCCAAGCGCAAAACCGCCACCGCCTTCACCCACACCACGCATCGGCAAAGCAGTAGTTGCTGGCATATTGGCAGTCAACAAAAATTTTGGTGATGTTGGGTCGATGTAATATGTTTTATTTTTTTTAACAACAGGTTTAGGAGCTACTGGTTGCGCTTGTGCTTCTACAGTATCGATTGTTGGGAAAATGTATTCCCTTGTTTTTTGAAACCAGTTTATCAATCCTTTTAACATGGTTCTCCTTTTTATAAGTTAAGAAAGACATTAGTATATAGTAGTTAGAGGTTCAACAATGGGTCGTCAAGAGCAAATAAAAGAAGCTCGAACTATAGAAGCCATGCGACATGGATATATGGGCATGGAAGGTAAATTTGCCGTTATTGCCAAGCGTCTTGGCCAACCAATTATTCATCAAGGAAGCAAGTCTTTTGAACAAAGTTTTCTTTCCGATCCATTTGAATTGCCGGAAGAAAATTCAATTCCTGTTTTTGAGCAAGAAGAAAATAGTTATGAGGTGGGATTGATTTTTGACGGATTGCCCAGAGGGGTAAATATGTCGATAATCATGCATTTTTACAATCGTGAAATTGTTTGTGAATATGAAGGTAAAAAAGTTTACAAGGAAATGAATGGGGAATTAGAAGCATATGTCCCTGATACTTTATGGGAGAAAAAAATCGAATCGCTTTATGATTTGGCAAAAAAGATAGAAAGAAAAAACAAACCAATAGAAAAGCAAAGAATTGCCATGGAAGCAAACAAGAAAAGAAAGGAAATATTGGATGATTTTAAAAACAAATGGGGTTTAACTTGAAGGAGTAATTATGAGCGATTCTCTCCAAATGCTTTTGTTGAACGGCTTTATGATTTACCCATCAAACGGAAAGTTTGTTGTCAAGAAAGAAAGTGTCCCAGAAAGCTGCTATTCCTTAGAAATCAAAGAATTTAATACATATGGCGAAGCTTTTGATTACGCCATCGAAATCTTACATAAACCCAGAAAGCAGGTCTGGGGTGTTATGCTTAGGTATAATCGTGGTCTTGGCATTGAATATAAGAATCTTTCGGATGTTTTTGCGGCAACCAAAGAAGAAGCATTTGTTCTTGCAAACGAGCAATTGGAAGATATGGCCAAAAAAGTCAAATTGTTGAGTTTTGAAGTTAAAGTTTTATTGAAAAAATAGCATTTTGGAATAAATAATATAAATGAAAGGGGATTTATGGATGACCAGCTAAAGGTGGAAAAGTGGACTTTGGACGATGGCAGAAGAGCCGAACGCAGAGTTACTGAAACCAAGGATGTAAACGGTCAAGGTGAAAGAGTCATTGAGTTACATGTCGAAGATGCCCGTCCTCTGCGTTTGCAACAGAGGATCGTAGAAAAGGTTAAGCCATATATTTATGAAAGAAAATTAGAAGTAATTGATCCTGCTACTGGTAATGTCGTAGAACAAAAATTAGAATCATTGGAACCAAGAGTGCCTATGCAACTGGTTGAACACATTGCTTTGGTTAAAAGCAATGATTCCGAAAATGATTCTGTATCGCTTACAAAAAGAGAACTTGTGGAGATGTTGGCAGAATTTAAAACCAACAATAAGCCCAAGGAAAAGCAAGAAAGTAAGGCAAAGGATGCCAACCCGAAGGTTGAGTCACCCAAGAAAGTTGTGAGAAGTTTGGGTTTAGCCGAGGAGTTTGAAAAAATGTCTGTTCCTCAAAATGATGGCTCGTCCATGATGGACAAAATCTTAATTTGCGTAATTGCAGCACAAGTTGTTGGATTGGCTTACATAATTTTCTTTATGTAATGAGGTTTTATGTCCAGCAAAAGCTGGAAAAATTTAATGAATGATGAATGGGCAATTTGTGTTTTGCACAACTTGCCCTCTTTATTGGAAAAAAAAATTACTGTTGAGAAACCAAGGGTAATAAGCATAAGTGGCTACCAAGATTCGGCAACCACATGGAATTATTTTGACTTCAAGGAAAAAATTTCAAGGACTAAGAATATCGGCGGCAGTTAAAACATAAGGAAATTCTGCTACTGTAGTTGGAGTGGTTGCAATACCTGTATAAGTATAAATTGTTTTCTTGCCCAACATTCCCGCTGTTGATCCGGCAGCATATGTAATTTGCTGAATAATTCTACTGCTTCCATCCAATGTATTTTTTATAAATTGGAAAGCAGGACATCTGCCTTTAAGATGCTCGTAATCTGTGAGCAACTTGGTGTAGTCAACACCAAGATCGGTCAATAAATCATATTCTTCTTGTGTATAAAATTCAGCGAAGGTGCCTGCTGTTGTTACATTGACTGGTATTGTGAATGTGTCCAATCCTGTCACGGTAACAGTTCTGGCACCATCAATTGTTGGTGTGCAATTGCTGTTGGCAATGTAGATTGTGTCGCCATTTGACAATCCGTGCGCTGTACAGGTGCATACAGTCGGATTAGCAGCACTATTTGCGGAGATTACCTTGCCTAGTCTAATGAGCGTATTGTTGGCTGTATCAGAGGTAAATCTGTTTGCTATGGTGTCTTTTTCAAAATAAGACGGGATATCTGCCACGCCAATTTGTTTATTGAATCTGAGTTTTTTTTCTGCGCTTGTATTTGAAATAAATGTATGGAATCCAACAACTGGCTTTTTCTGTCTGATTCCAACTTTATTGCCGCTGTAAACAGAAGCTGTGTACCATGCGGAGAAATTTGAATCCGCATTGAGAATGCTAACAATTTCCGCTGCTGTTGTTACTGCCGGGGTAGGACCAGCGATGTTTACACTAAATGATGACCAATTTTTGAATGATGGATCAAATGCAAAGTTGAATGTTAATGTGCTATAAATTGAAAGGTTGTAAGGCTCTGGATTCCAACAAATGAAAAATTCAGAGAAATTTTTATTGCCGGGAACCTTAAAGGTTAATTTAAAGCCGGATGAATCACCAACTGTATAATATCCTTGGTATTCGTTGAATGGATTGAGATAATATGACATTTTTTATTTCCCAAAAAAATAAAGACACTACTTTATCTAGTAGTGTCTTTTTGAAGTTTTACGGGTTTTTATCAAATTCCGCTTTCGATCAAGTCCAAAAGAGGTTTGCGAATTAAAGTGCTCTTGGCTTCGCTTTTCTTCCTTAGCGGATTATCAGAACGAAGATTGCTGGTTTTTGCAATCTTTGATCGTGTAAATGTCTTGATTGGAGCGTATTTTGCTGGTCGTACTTTTCCACCTTCACGCAGTTCATAGCCAGTAATAGTTTCCTCGTCCTGATTAGTTACGAGAATCGTTCTTCGTACTGGATGGCTATGATTGCCTTTGTACCAAAAACGAGCAACAGGCAGGTTCGAAACAAGATTGTACTTCATAAAACTCATCCTTTCTTCAAAAACACAAATAATTGTATGTTTTTAGAAATTTAGGTCAAGTTCCTTTGACAATTTGTTTAAAATGATCCAAATCAATACGGCTATGTTCAAGTTGATTTTCATAAAAAATTTCTAACCAAGCCCCAGTTGATCCACCTAATTCTTTGGCTTGTTCGATCCTGTTTGCATAATTTTCTACAACTTCATTTTCAATATGAACTGCGTGTTTCATGATGTCTTGTGGTTGGATAAATTTTGGAAATTCATTTGATTGACTAGTGGCGACACCGCCTAATCCGACGATTGCGTCAGAAAACTCAGTAACATGATTCATTTCGCTTTTAGCTTCATTTATCAATATTTCTTTATATTCATGACAATGTAGTCCAACTACGGCAGATGCGTGGTATAAATAAAACTTCATGTGCATCCATTCGTTCATAAGGTCTTGATTCATAAGACCAATCATTTCATCAAGTGTCATGGTTTTTCCTCAAAAGGTAAATCTTTGTGTCCGTGATCGTGACTGTAGTCCATTTCGCTGAAAGAACCAACATCGAACTCTGGTTTATTTTGACTGTTGCAAACTTCCCATACTAATTCAAAGCCATATCTGGCAACCTTTTCAAGTCCTTCGTAATTTATTTTTTCTGCTGTATCCCTAGGTGTGTGATAGTATTCATGCAATCCAGTATGAAGGAAAGCGACTGGAATTTTTTTGTTATAGAATGGTGCATGATCGCTGCCGCTTGCCCCTCGTAAGGTTATTTTCTTAGCAAAAGAATATTTATCATTTAATTTTTTGATTAAATCTCCTATGTCTGCCGAACTAATTGCATCATCAAAAGAAGCGGTTTTATTTTTTGATAAATGACCAATCATATCCATATTCAACATAAAAATATGTTTTGATAAAGAAGGATTACTGCGTGGAAAAAGAGGATTATTGACATAATGCAGACTGCCTTTTAACCCCATTTCTTCTGCTGAAAAAGCCATAAAAACTACAGTTCTTTTATTTTGTCCTTTCAAAAAGGAAAACGCCTCAGCTATTTCAAGCAAAGCAACAGAGCCAGAAGCATTATCATCGGCACCGGGGTGTATTTTCAGAACTTTATTTGCCCTTGACATAGATGGGCCATAACCGATGTGATCTAGATGCGCTCCAACTACGACAATCTCATCTTTTAATTGAGGATCATTTCCGTCTATCCAAGCATATACATTTTGGGTGAAATCGTCGCCTAATTCGTTTTTAGGTCCGGGGTTTGTTCTCCTAATTGGAAACTTATGATATTCTGTCGGCAATCCAAAGCTTTCAAACTTTTTCTTGATAAAATCTGCGGCTAATTTATTTCCTTTTTTCCCTGACATTCTGCCTTCAAGTTCATTAGATGCAAGATATTCAAGGTTTCTTTTGATTTCTTGTTCGTCTATTTTTTCAAGAGCATCTGATACTTTTGGCAATTCTTGTTTTGGTACAGACTTGGTTTTTGGTTTGATTATTTCTTTTTCTTCAATATTTTGATGGAATTCATTTTTGCTTAAAAGGACAACTATCATCAATATTGCTAATGTCAGAACTATTATCTGAAGTTTTTTCATGGTTGTTCCTCTGCACCATATATAAATTAGACACAAACTATTCTAAAAATGAAAGAGTTTATCGGGTCAAAAAATTATATGGATGAAAAACCAATTTATTTTAAAAGTGTTGCCGATTCAATTTGGCGAGGCAAATTCAAAACACTTAAAGATTACTACAAAGCCGGTGGGGCAATTGACCCTCTTACCGGCAAACCTCAATATGATCTGACATATTACGATTTCGACAAATATGAAATGGAAATTGATCCAGACGAACCTTTAAGCAGCATAGAAAATTATGATCCCAATAGAAGAAAAAAAGAACTGATTAAATGTTCACAAAGTTTTGCGTACTTTTGCCACAAATATGTAAGAATCCTCCACCCGATGAGAGGTTTGATTCCATTCGTTTTATTTAAATATCAAAGAAAAACAATTCACGATTACGAAAATCATCGCTTCAACATTATTTCAAAATTCCGTCAGGGTGGTTTGACTACAGTCACATTATTGTGGGGATTGTGGCGATGTATGTTTCAGCTTGATCAACAAATCATGTTGATTAGCAAAACCGACCGAGAAGCAACTGATATTGGCATGATGGCAGACCGTGCTTGCGAAAATTTTCCTGATTGGATCAAGCCTCGCAAAGATGGAAAGTGGAATGACCACTTGAAACAATTTACAGATACTGGTTCGGCATTGAAATTTTATTCGCCAGAAGCTGCCCGTGGTAAATCAGTCACATTTCTGATTGTTGACGAATGTGCGTTCATCGACGATATGGACAAACATTGGAAAGCTATGTGGCCCATTCTCTCAACAGGTGGTTCATGCACTCTTATATCAACAGTTAATGGTCTTGGCAACTGGTATGAGCAAACATATCATGATGCCAAGGAAGGATTGAATAAGTTTCATGTAATTGATTTGGACTATTGGGAACATCCTGATTACAACGATGAAAAGTGGGTGGCAGAACAAAAAGCTCAGTTGGGAGAAAAAGGCTTTCGACAAGAAGTTTTGCGTGAATTTCAAGGTTCTGGCGAGACATATTTTCCAACGAATGTGCTCACCACATTATTTGAACAGACAAGAAACAATTATCCCAGTCGTAAATTGTTTCCCAAATGGGCCAACACCATCGGTCGTATTGCACAGTTAGAAACAGACAATAACAAAGGTGCGATGTGGGTTTGGAAAGAACCAATTCAAGGTCAAGAATATATTATTTCTGCTGACTGTGCCGAAGGTCAAGGAGAAAATAATGACAATAGTGTTTTTCATGTAATCAATACTGCTACACTAGAGCAAGTTTGTGAATTTTATTCAAACATCATATATCCTCACGAATTTGCACAACTTATCAAAGAAGTTGCGATCATGTACAATAATGCCTTAGTTGTTGTTGAAAACATGGGACCGGGCGGAGCGGTTTTAAGTGCTTTGCAACATACACATTTCTATGACAATCTTTATTACGAAAATACAAAAACTACAAATGCAAAACCGGGAGTAAGAGTCAATCAAACAAATAGAACTCAGTTCTTAGAAACTTTGCAAAATCGTTTGATCAATCATACTGTCAGGGTAAATAGTGCAAGATTTGTCAATGAGTTAAATACCTTTGAATACAATAAGGTCACTAGGAAGGCACAAGCACAAAAAGGAAAACACGATGATGCCATCATGGCCATGTGCATAGGTTTATATGTTCGTGATAGTCTAATTAGAGAAGTTCCTCTCGGCACAGGTGCTGCAAAAGAAAACCTTCAAGCTGTTAAATCACAAGTTTATGATGACATAAAAAGAGAACTTATGGAAGGAAGGCCAGAAGATATTCTTTTGGAAAATGAATATGATATTTTAGCTTCTGACAGAGATGAATATGATTCGTCGTTGCTTCAAAGATTTGAAAGAAGGGGAGAAAAAATTCTTCGAGAGTTTGGGTGGTGAAATGACATTCAATAAGTATAAAGAATATGTTATGGCAAAAGAGAACAGTCGTGAAATTACTGTTTCAATGGAGAACTATAAAAACCATATTGCCAGCGAACTTTCCGCTTTAGTTTTAAGAAAAACGAATTTTTATGACGAAGCAAAAGATTTTTTGATTAACCATGAAAAAATAGAACAAAAACTTAGTCTTGATAATTATCCGTTTATTGAAAATATTCAGATAGCCATGAAATCAAACAATTTAGATTCTATGAAAAATTGTTTGGCAAAGTATAAAGAAACGATTGATTCAAATTTCTATGTTTATTTGGAATCATGTGTCTTTAATTTTGAAGCAAAATCATTGGGTCAAATGTTTACGGCAAATGATGTTGATGATTGCGTGGAATCTCTTGTTGATGAGTGTTATGCCAATATTGAAAGACTTAAAGGCTTTATTTTCAAAGGATTAGTACAAAATAAACTTGAACATTTGCCAGTTCAACTAGAAGTTTGTTTGCCCAAGAGACTCAAAGCAGAATCTGTGATCGCAAAATTTGATTACATCATACCGATTGTTTTGAAATTTAATTTCAATGACTTTCATGTTGAATATATCACAACAGAACTTCCATCAAAAGCTCAAAAAATTCAAGATAATTTAATGGAATTTTACAATCAAAAAAAGAAAATAAACAAATTTGTAAGCGGATTTTTAGGAGATGATTCTACTAAAAAAGCAATTTATGAGAATAAGCAAAAAGAATTGGCTTTAGGTATGAAAACTTATTTAAATAAGGATGTTGTCATATTTAAAGAACCGCCGAAGGGCAATCTTGATGTTTGGGAAGTCAAGATTAAAAATCCATCTTTGTTTGAGACGATTGAAAGTTACAGATTAACTGAAGATGCTCAAATTCGTTGGATAAATTTGATTAGGAGACATCGCAATGAAAAATAACACGGGTATTGTAAAAAGCTTATTGAATCAAGCTTTGCATAACACACCAGATGATTTTTCTTTACAAGAAGTCAAGGCATACATCCGTAAGGCGTTAAGTATCGTTGAAAGTGTTGAAAACAAAAGAACAGTTCGTCAAGAAAATAAAATTGCAAGAAAAACAGCAAGTAATCCCATGCCAGTTGTTGATCTGGGTTCTGTATTAAATGTGGTAGAGAATGAAATAAAGAAAGAAAAAGATAGATTGCAACAATTAAAAGAAAGAAAAAATGCACCTAAGATAAATGATCAGGACGATCAGACTGGTTTGGATTATGTCATGGGATAGATTTGAATCCTATTATTTGATAGCATATCCGCCAGAAACAATAGTAGATTCAGTAATATCGTGGGGATATGATCATATTGATTGTGAAAATTTTTTTCATGATCCAATTGATCCTTCTTTTGGAAGGGAGAAAAATATACATTTAACAATACTTGGAAATATTGAAGATACCAGTCATGAAAAATTTAAAAAAATTATTGGCGAAGAAGAAACTATAATTTGTAAAATGGGTAAAATAAAATTATTTAAAAACAATAGCAAATATGATGTTGTTCATATTGAAGTTGTAAATGACTCAATAAATATTTTGAACAAAAATTTGAGTCAATCAATTAAAAATACCAACAAATTTCCTTTATACATACCTCATATTACAATAGCCTATGTAAAAAAAGGATATGGAGATAAATTTTTAGACGATACATATTTTGAAGGTCAGGAATTCAAGATTGACGAATTAGTATTATCTTTAAGTTTAAAAGAACAATCAGTTTACAAGTTAGGAAAAAAATGAAAGACTGGCATGGAATTTTAAAAATCTTGGAAATTCAACACATCCGTGATGGAAAAGTTATTTGGGAAGATCATGACATATTAAATTTGCTGCACACAGAAGGAGAACAATTCCTTCTCACCTGTTGTTTTAACAACGATGGTACTGTAGTGCCTACAGATTATTACTTTGGATTAGACGCAAGAACTTCGCTTGCTACCGCAGATAATATGGCAACTATTTCGAGCCTAGAACCGTCAGGAAATGGATATTCGAGGCAAACTGTAAGTTCCAATGGCGGATTCACTATTCAGTTGGTTGGTAGCTATTACAGAGCAGTTGGATCAATTGTAACATTCTCGGCAACGGGAACTTATGGTCCGGTGCGAAATCTTTTTTTGACAAATAAATCAGATAATTCTGGATATCTTATAAGCTCTGCCGAACTAAGTTCTCCTGTCACTTTTGCAAATGGAGATTCAGTTGCTCTGCGTATGTCCTTGCAGCTAAGAAACGGACCCTAAAGTATCAGTCAAAATGTCGATTGGTTTGATTTCAACAAAATGAATTAAATGATGTAATTTTTTATCAATTTCAAATTTTTGATAGAATTTAAATTCACAAAAACCAGTGCCTCCATCCTTGATTTCCAGTAAATTATCTGAAGTACCAACTTTACTTTGAACGACTTTCTTGAAATTTTGGTCTACTTCTGAATCGTTTGAAATAATTTCAACATGAGGCATATTCACAATGAATTTGCCTTCTTTGGCGTTGAATGTAATACTTGTTCCGGTTTTATCATTTTTTAGAAGATAGTGACAAAAAATTTCTTGTGCCGGTTCAGAAGTGTTGCCTTTATAAAACCAAACTGGTATTGCAACTCCATCCAATGACAAAGGTTCGCCTTCATGAATTTTATATCTTTGTTCGTTTGTTAAATAAATATGATGTGAAATTGTTAGTGTTGCCATATTACTTCCGTATATAAGATAATCCAAACAAGCGGAGTTTTAATGATCAATAAAATTTTTGCAACCTTTGTCCTTCTTATTTTATGTAATCCATTATCTTTGTGTCAAGAAGCACAAATTCCATATGGGAATTTTGAGCGTCATCCGCTTGATAATATGCCGGTTCTTGAAAGAGATAAATTCGGCAACACAAATCCTGCACCAGTACCAAAACGAGGACTTGAGTACAGGAGATTTTTGTCAGCATCTGTTAAAATTGCAGTTGGAAATGCAAGTGGATCAGGAACAATAGTTCATTATGATGCTTCTAAAAATCTTGCATATGTTGCAACTTGTGGCCATTTATGGCCAGAAGGCATCATGAGCGTAGAACAGGGAAAACAACTTAAAAGAAAATGTAGGATCATTACATGGTATCATAATGATCAAAAATTAGACGCTCCTAAGTCATATGATGCAGATGTTATTTTTTATAGTTACCTTACAGGTCAAGACACAGGCTTAGTCACATTTCGTCCTGATTGGTTGCCGAATGTGTTTCCAATTGGACCGACAGATTATGAATACATGAAAGGGCAATACGCTCATTCCTGCGGGTGTGATGGCGGTAGTGAAGTCGCACATTATGATGTTCAATTTTTAATGTTGCAGAAATTCAATCTAGATGGGACCAACATTGAAACTTTGGATTTAGTGACAGAAAAAAACAGTCCAAGAC